CTAAAAAAAGATTCAATAAATGGATTAAAGCCGATAAGATTGAGGCGTTAGATGTAGTAAAAGAATACTATGGTTATAGCACAGAAAAAGCTCGCCAAGTACTTTCATTACATAATGAAGATATGATTGATGAACTAAGAACAAAACTAATAAAAGGTGGAAAAGATGTCAGAGGATTTTTTTAACATAGATTTTCCGGGTTATAAACCACTGGAAGTCACTTTAATGCAACCTGACGATTTCTTGAAGGTGAGAGAAACATTAACGAGAATAGGTGTTGCATCTAAAAAAGATAGAGTACTTTATCAATCTTGCCATATTTTACATAAACGAGGTAGATATTTTTTAGTACACTTTAAAGAATTATTTGCATTGGATGGAAAACAAGCAGATTTAACAGATAATGATTTAGAAAGAAGAAATACTATAGCAAAGTTGTTGGTTGATTGGGGACTAATTAAGATTATTGATTATAATAATTTTTTGAATACTGCGCCATTATCACAAATAAAAATTATTTCTTATAAAGAAAAAGATGATTGGGAACTTCATACTAAATATAATATTGGTAAAAGAAAAAATAACTCAGAAAAAGATTTGTAATAAATAATATTATTCCTGGGATGGGAATTAGGCTGGGTATCCTAAATAAAACTACCCGCCATGCCTTTTGGGTGGCAATTTATTTACTCGCTTAACTAAGGAGAACTAAAATGACTTTACTTTTAAAAAACGGATCTTTCGATATGTTTAAAGATTTTGATAAATTCTTTGTAGGTTTTGATGACACATATAATCGTTTAGCTAAAATGCATGATGATGTGACCAAAAATATTCCGAATTATCCCCCATACAATATTCGTAAAGTAGAAGATAACAAGTATGTTATTGAACTTGCTATTGCAGGTTTTTCTACTCAAGATGTTGAAATCACTTTGGAGGATAATAAACTTATTGTTTCTGGTAAATCCCAGGATGATAGTGATAATTTTTTATTCAAAGGAATTGCAAATCGCGCATTTACCCGTTCCTTTGCTATCGATGACAATATTGAAATTAACGATGCAGCTATGCTAAATGGTATGCTTCGTATTTCTCTAGAGCGTATAATTCCTGAGCATAAAAAACCAAAAAAAATTGAAGTTAAGGACGCTAACAAATCCAGTAAAAAAGAATTGTTAGTAGAAGATAAATGATTTTATCATGTATTATAAACAATATAAAATCCTTTGTGCAAAAATATGTTTCTATTAAAAATGATGTAGAATATTACCTTTCTCTTTCAGTTGATAGAGCAGATTTCGAACGCAGAGAAAGATACCTTAAATACAAAGGGTTTTTATAAAGCATCAGAATATAATGTAAAGCAGAGAAAGATGCTTAACACTATAGGGAGAGAAATCTCCCTATATTTGGAGATATTATGTTAAAAGTTATTAAATTATCTACAGGTGAAGAATTGTTGGGTGAATATAATTCTGATGATCTTACTACACTATTGAAAGACCCTTGTATTATACAAATGGTCCCTTCAAGATCTGATCCCTCAAAAGCTATGCTAGGTTTATTCCCATATGCTTCCTATGTAAAAGGTTCAACTTTAGAAATTGCAAATGATCATATCGTTTGGATGGGTGAACCTGTAGATGAATTGTATAATCAATACAATAGCATTTTTGGGTCGGGTATTCAACTAGCTACCAACTCTCTAAAATGAGACAATACAAAAAACCTGGTCCAGTAATATATATTGATCCATCAACTAATCAACCCAAGTGTGATCCTACCATTTGTGCTAATAAGTTTACTAGTTATTTTGAAATAAAAGAAACTAATTACAAGTGGGTTGGTGGTCCAGTATTTCATAAATATCATTATTCTATTTGCAAGGAATGTGGTACTAGAACAATTACAAGTAATGATAAAAAGCTTACTGATATATCTTATAAGAAAGCCATAGATAATAATGGAAAAGATTCTGATATTGTGGAGATGCTAAGTAATGGATAAAAAACACAACAAAGTCGTTAAACAAACAAGACAAAATGGTAGTAAAACTTCAACCATGAACAAACACAAAAAACGAGCATTTAAAAAATATAGAGGACAAGGAACTAAATGAGTGATCTCATAATGTTTAATCAATACTTTAAAGATTATATTTTCGATGCATCTTGTAATTGGATACAGCCCACCTATCTGAGTAAAGACATTTGGCAACCCAAGGAGAGTGATAAAAAATATTTTTTAGATGTGTGTAATGGTGATAGTATTTTTTATTACAAGAATAAGTATTATGCCAACCAAACAGATGTTGAGTTTATACAAGCGATGGGAAGGCAGGCAACAGAATATTATGTATATAAAAATGTCCAATCAGAATATGTCGGATTGGGTTGTTATAGAAGATATCTATTATTGGATAAAAATGCAGATTTCATATTAGATAGAAATACTTTTTATAAATAATACAAAGATGCAACTTATCAAAATTTGATTCAACTTACTTCGGACAGCTGTAAAAACTATGCTCTGGAACAACTTGAAAAGTATGATTGCATAGTTAATGGATTTAGAGATATTGCATTTAAGATATCTAGACAATATATTTTTTGGGAAGGCCCCGAAACTTGGTTGCTTTTCATTAAAGCGATTAATAAATGTTTTCCGCGGTATGATACAAGTTTATTAGATACAAATACATTTGCTAATTATGAAGGCACTTGGATTATGAAAAATGAAATGCATAAGGAATTAATGTACCAATACTTTAAAATTATGGAATATATTTGGGATAATATAGATAATACTTTTCCTTTAACTAGTCCAGAAATTAGAGACCATAAACCTTGGAGATACCCTGGTTTTCTCATGGAGAGATTTTTTACATTATTTTTTTTACAAAATAAATACAAGTATAAAGAAGTTCCAATGATTCTTCTAGATAATAGATCCAATGTATTTTATTAATATGAATGAGAATAATCTTATACAGTTTGAAAATAAAATTGCTGAACAATTTAATGATGCCAAAATAAAAGCACCCATACATTTACATTATGGTAATGAAAATCAATTAATTAATGTTTTCAAACAAATTAAATCAGACGATTGGGTATTTTCAACTTGGCGTTCTCACTACCATTGTTTATTAAAAGGTGTTCCTCCTGATATTTTAGAAAAAGAGATATTGGATGGCAAATCCATATCTCTATGTTTTCCAGAATACAATATTTATTCTTCTGCTATAGTGGGTGGATCATTGCCCATAGCAGTTGGAACTGCCATGTCAATTAAACTTAATAATCAAAAAAATAAAGTATACTGTTTTATTGGTGATATGACATCTGAATCTGGTATAGCGTATGAATGTATCAAATATGCGATGAATCATAAACTACCCATAAAATTTATTATAGAAGACAATGAAATATCCGTATGCACTGATACTAAATTGGTGTGGAATATAGAAAGATTATCCTATAGTAGAATTTTTACTGAAGAGTATGTGGAATACTATAGTTATAAAACTAAATATCCACATGCTGGGGCCGGAAAAAGGGTGCAATTTTGAAATACTTTGACGAATTAAAAAGATCAATGGAATACATCGCCACTTATCCTAATAGTATATTTTTAGGGCAGGCAGTAAATGTTTCTGGTACAGCAATGAGTAATACTCTTGAAAACATACAAAAAAACAAATTAATTGAGTTACCAGTAGCAGAAGAAATGCAAATGGGTATGACGTTAGGGTTGGCTTTGAATGGGCATATTCCTATTAGTATATTTCCCCGATGGAATTTTTTATTGTGTGCAGTGAATCAATTAATAAATCATATAGACAAACTTCCCCTGATGTCTAATTTTAAAACTAAAATTATCATTAGAACAGGGATAGGATCAGAAAAACCTCTACACCCACAACATCAACATGTTGGGGACTTCACTGAAGCATTTAAATTGATGTCTATTAATCTTGATATTATTAGACTCGAAGAACCTGAGGATATTTTTCCAGCATATAAAAAAGCTATTGAAAGAACTGATAATAAGACTACTATTTTGGTAGAATATGGCGATTATTATAACTTAAAATAATATGTTAGATATTTTATTTGTGCATCCCAATGCTTCTAAAAAGATTTATCAGGAATTGTCTAATTCCCATTCTGCCATAGAGCCTCCGATATGGGCTGCTATGCTTGCCAATTCAGTGAGATCCTCGGGTTATAATACTTGGATTTTGGATACAGAAGTAGAACAATTAGACTACGAAGAATCGGTAAATACTATAGCATTATTTAATGCCAGAATAGTATGTTTTGTTGTATATGGGCAACAACCAAGTGCTTCATCCCAAAATATGGAAGGTGCTGTAGGTATTGCTAATCTTTTAAAAAAACATTATCCTAATACTTTTATTTTATTTGTAGGTGCCCATGTTGCAGCTTTGCCTATTGAAACATTAATAAAAGAAGAAAGTATAGACGCTGTTTGTCAAAATGAAGGCGTTTATACTATCCGGGATCTTTTGAAGATAGATAATCTTCAAGATAATAGTTTACTCAGTAAAATAAAAGGTCTTTGCTACAGATCTAGAAATAGTAAATTTATTTTTACCAATCCTTCCATGGACATAGTTCCAAAAGATAGATTAGAAATCGATTTGCCCGGAATGGCCTGGGATATGCTTCCAGATTTAAAAAAATATAGGACAGCAGGATGGCATTCTTGGACTAACAATAGTAATAAAAGTCCATTTGCATCAATATATACTAGTTTGGGTTGTCCTTATAGATGTTCATTTTGTATGATTAATATAATTAACAGAACTAATTCTGAAGAGCATATCAGTAGTGCAGATAGTAATTACTTTAGATATTGGTCGCCCGATTTTATAATCAAACAATTTGATTATCTTGCTGATAAGGGAATAACTAATATAAAAATAGCAGATGAACTATTTGTACTAAATCCTAATCATTTTTTAAAAATATGTAAGATGATTAAAGATAGAGGTTATAAGTTTAATATATGGGCATATTCTAGAGTAGATACTTGTAAACCACAATATTTAGATGCATTGAAGGAAGCGGGTGTTAATTGGTTAGCGCTTGGGATAGAAAATCCCAATACAATAATTAGAAAAGAAATTCATAAGGATGGATTTAAAGATATAAAAATATTAGATTTGATAAATTTAATTCACAGTCATGATATAGAAATTGCTGCTAACTATATTTTCGGGTTACCAAATGATACTAAAGAATCAATGGAATTCACTTTAAATTTTGCTAAAAATAATTTAACAGCAATGGCTAATTTTTATTCTGCTATGGCATACCCGGGTAGTCCTCTATATCTACAGGCAAAAAGTAAAGGATTAGAATTACCAAAGAATTACGTAGGATATAGTCAGCATGCTTATGAAACTCTAAATATTTCTAATGAAAACTTAAGTTCTGCAGAAATTCTTAAATTTAGAGACTATGCCTGGGAAAATTTTCATAGTGATTCTAATTATTTAGATTTGTTAAAAAATAAATTTGGCAATGATGCAAAAGACAATGTGGAAAATATGTTGAAGATTAAATTAAAAAGAAAATTATTACATATAAATTAAATCATGTTTATCTCTAAAACACCATATAGATTATCATTATTTGGCGGAGGCACAGATTATTACGATTGGTATAAAAATAATCCGTGTAAAGTAATTACTTCATCTATGGCAAAGTATAGTTATATTACGGTTAGAGAACTACCACAACACAACAATCACAGTTATTATGTTAGTTATCATAAAATAGA